TACATCTTACGCTCCCATCCCTACAATATCTGGAGTAACTGATATAGATTCAGCAGCTGGTTTTACAATTCAATTAGGAAAAATAGATGCTGCCGGAGTTGTTACAAATTCGACTACTACAGATTCTTTAACAAATCCAATTAGTTATTTTTATTTTCAAAGTACTATCAATGCAACAACATCTGGTGTACAAGGTGGTGGATCAGGGTGTTCAGCAGGACCCGTAATATTAAAGGCATTATAATATGGCATATAGTTTAAGCGATTTACAAACAGATATTAGAAATTATACAGAAGTAGGAGATAATGTTTTTACAGATGTAGTTTTAAAAAATATTATTATCAATGCAGAAAATACAATATCAAGATCAATTGATACAGATCAAGATAGATTTTATGCAACATCAAGTTTAATTATAGGTAATAGATATGTGAGGGGGGCCAAGTGATTTAAGAGCTATAAGATATGTTCAATTAACAGATTCAAATGGAAATCAGTTTTTTTTAGAGCAAAGAGATACTTCTTTTATGGCAGAATTTTATGCAGAACCTGGAACAGCTGCTGTAGATATACCTAAATACTATGGTAATTGGGATGAAGAATTTTGGTTAGTGGCTCCTACACCTGATAAAACATATGAAATTACACTGTCTTATAATAAACAACCTGTTAGTATTACTATTGATACAGCGGGTACTTATATATCCAATAAATACCAAGATTTACTTTTATATGCATGTTTAGTTAATGCATATGGGTACTTGAAAGGTCCACAGGATATGATACAATATTACAAAGGGCAATATACAGAAGCTCTTGAAACGTATGGAGTCGAACAAATTGGCTACAGACGCAGAGACGATTATCAAGATGGAGTTCTTCGTACTCAACTAAATTCAAAACCACCATCAAATAATAATAATTAGGAGAAAATAAACATGGCAAATATAATACCTTTTTCATTTAGAGGAGCACTTTTTTCAGGACAACATGATTTAGCTTCAGGTGGAAATACTTTTAAACTATCAATGTATACGGCTAACCCTTATACAACTTCAAGTACAGTTTACGTGGCAACTAGTGAAGTAAGTACAGGTGGTAGTTCTAACTATTCTATTAAAACTTTAGCAAACCAAGCAGTGGTAAGTTCAACTGCAGTGGCTTCTGTAGATTTTGATAATGTAACTTGGACTTCAGCAACTTTCACAGCAGCCTTTGCAGCTATCTATAATAACTCAACTGTGGATGCAGTAGCAGATAGATTAGTAGTAGTTTTAGATTTTGGTGGAAATAAAACGGCAACGAATGGTGACTTCACTATCGCGTTCCCCGATGCGTCGACAGCGGCTAATGCTATTATAAGTATGGCTTAAGGAAAAAAATTATGGCTTTGGTAATAAATGACAGAGTTAAAGTAACAAGTACTACAACAGGTACCGGTGCGTTTGCATTAGGTGCAGCACAAACTGGCTTTGAAGATTTTACTGCGATTGGAAATAGTAATACAACTTATTATACAATTTTTAATCAAGGGACAACAGAATGGGAAGTTGGACTTGGAACTTTAGATGGCTCAAGTGCAAATTTGACTAGAACTACAATTCTTACAAGTTCTAATTCGGATAGTGTTGTTACTTTTACAGGTGGAACAAAAGATGTGTTTTGTACATTACCAGCAAGTAAAGCAGTTTATTTAGATACTGACGGTAATCCTGTCGGCGCAGCAAGCGCAGGTTTTTCTGTTGCCATGTCGATCGCCCTTTAGCCATGATGAGAGAATTAATACAAAATTTAAAGAAAAAATGTACAAATTGCAAAGATATGAAAGATTTAAATAAATTTTATTTTAGAATAAATAAAAAACAAAACAAAATACTATCAAGCTTCTTGTATGGACTGTCAAAATCTGTATGATTATAAAACGGACAGAAATCATAAACTTAAAAAAGACTTATGGTATTACATTAGATGAATATAACAAATTATTATCTAAACAAAAATAAATGTTCTATTTGTAAAATTGATAATAATGGTAAATATAGAAACAAAACAAGAGCTTTTGCTGTAGATCACTGTCATAATACCAATAAAATTAGAGGTTTATTATGTAGTGATTGTAATGTTGCACTAGGTCTGTTAAAAGATAATACTAAATATTTAGAATCTGCTATTAAGTATTTAAACAAATTAAAAAACTAAAATATAAGGAAACAATATGGCACAAAATTTCGCATCAGCAACAGCTCAACTAGGAACAGGAACTACAGCATTGTATACTAATACAACTTCAAGTCCTACTTCAGCAGACGCTATTATAGGTATTAGAATTGCTAACATTTTAGCAACTGCAATTACGATTTCAGTTTGGTTATCTCCAACAGGAGCAGGAACAGTTTATATTGCAAAAGATTTAAGTATACCCCCTAACAGTTCAGTAGAATTAGTTCAAGGTGGAGCTAAATTTGTATTAAATGATACAGATGTATTAAATGCAAATTCAAGTGATGCTACATCTTCTGATGTAGTAGTAAGTGTAGTTAAAGCAATAAGTACAACAAGTTAGGTTTTTATAAATGAGTTACTATAATGAAATATATATAGGTAATAAACCAGGTGCAGAGCAAATTTATACTCATGCGGAAGTTATTGATAATAAAAATATAGTTATAGAATCTGCGGTTCTCGCTGGACCGGTAACATTCCCTAATATAATAACAGTAACAGGAACTTTGGTAATCGTATAATGAGTAAAATAGAAGTAGATGCAGTTGAACCACAATCAGGCACAAGTTTAACACTTGGTGCTTCTGGGGATACAGTTACTGTACCAAGTGGTGTAACGTTAGATACATCTAATGCTACTTTAACTTTACCAGATAATTCAGTTTCTCTTGCTAAACTTACAGCTACTGGAACTAAAGATAGTACAACTTTTTTAAGAGGAGATAATACTTTTGCTGCTGCTGGAACTCCATTATATGGATTATTTTCTAAAATTGATTCAACAGTTGTTGCTTGGGATAAAACAGGTGCTTTCACAATGGAGACCAACACAGGATTATACATTGAAGTTAATGGTGATGTTAAAACTATAGCTTCAGCAACTTCTATTACTATGCCATCAGCTACAGCTGGAACAGATTATGCTATTTGGTGTACAACTGCTGGTGCTTTAGAAGCAACTACAGACCATGTTAGTCCACCATCAGCAAATGCTAGAAAAGTAGGTGGATTTCATTATGCTCCTGGTGGAAACGCAACAGGAACATCAGGTGGAGATACTACTCCAGCAATTAACGAATATTCATTATGGGATTTAAAATTTAGACCAACTAGTTCAGATCCAAGAGGAATGACTTTAGTTGCTGGAAACTTCTGGTCAGATATTTATTTAACAGGAGTTGACCATCATATTAATGGAACATCTTATTATAATGTTACAATAGCAGATGGAAGTTCACCACCTAAAGTACCAAGTTTATTTGGTGGTAATGGTTCAACAACTTATGGTTCTTATACTTGGTGGGAACAAGCTGAACTATTATCTTCTCATGGGAAAAGACCACCTACTTATCAAGAATTTTCTGCATTAGCTTATGGAACTACAGAAGCAAGTTCAAGAGGAAGTGACCCAGCTACAACACAAATGAGTGCAACAGATGATAACTTTACTTCTAAATGGGGTGTTATCCAATCAACTGGCTGTATGCGTACTTGGGGTAATGATTTTGGTGGACCAAATGGTTCTACGGCTTACACTGCTAATACTGAAGGTCGTGGTTCAACTTATAATCTATCTAACGTCGTGAGACTCGGTGGTGATTGGACTGATACTTCTTACTCTGGGTCACGTGCTTCTGGGTGGAATGGTGCTCCTACTAGTTCTAGTGTCTATGTTGGGTCTCGTGGCGTCTGTGATCATAAGGTAGGAGAATAATATGAAATATATAATTAACACCAGACAAGACTTAAATAAGATTCAAGGCACACCTGAATATAATGAATTTATTATTTTACTAAAAGGTACTATGAGTAGAAAGCAAAACATTCAAACCTATCCTGATAACTATAATGAACCTAATTATGATGGTGCAACACTAGAACCTATTTGGACTGATATAGAAGATTTATCTACTATTGAAAGATTTGAATTTACTAAAGAAGATTTTGAATAATGGCAATAACAACAATAAATAACAGAGCATATGATTATCTATTAATTCAAGACCAAATGGATATGCAATACAAAGACTTACTGAATGGTACTACTACTTGGAAAGACGCAGTAGCTAAAGTTAAATCAGATAATCCAAAGGAGAATAATGAGTAGCATAATAAAAGTAGACACAGTTCAGGATATAGACGGTAATAATATTATCAATGAGAGCGCTAATACAATTACTATTGGTGCATCTGGTGATACTATAACTATACCTAGTGGTGCTACTTTAGCTAATAACGGAACGGCGACAGGGTTTGGTATTGCTTGGCAATCAAGTATTGTAACAGCAGCGACTTTAACAGCAGTAGCAGGAAATGGTTATTGGGTTAATACAACAGCTCAAGCGTGTACAGTTACATTACCCGCTGCAGCTGCAGTTGGTGATGAATTAATATTTACAGATTATGCTAGAACATGGGGGACAAATGCAGTTACAATAAATCCAAACAGTTTAAATTTTCAAGGAAACACATCTCCTAATCCAGAATATAATACTAATGGTCAATCAGTTAGAATAGTTTATTCTGGTGCAACGCAAGGTTGGATTCCAACTTCAGATGATGATGTAACTTTAGAAACTCCACAATTTAGTGGAGTTACTGATTTTTTAGTTATTGCTGGTGGTGGTTCTGGGGGTAATGTTTATAGCAATGGTGCTGGTAGTACTGGTGGAGGAGGTGCTGGAGGATATAGAAATTCTTACTCTACAGAATCCTCTGGTGGAGGTGGTTCTTCAGAAACAACTTTAACTTTTTCACAAGGAACAACATATACGATTACAGTTGGTGCTGGTGGTGCTACAAATTCAACTAATAATGCACAAGGAAATGATGGTATTGATTCATCTATTTCAGGAAGTGATATATCAACAATAACTTCTGTTGGTGGAGGAGGTGGAGGAGGTAATTCTTCTCCTTATAATGGTTCAGCTGGTGGTTCTGGTGCTGGTACATCATCTTCTGGTGTTGGTGGTTCTGGTACTGCTAATCAAGGATTTGATGGTGGAAATCCAACAGGAAATGGTGGTTCAGGTGGAGGAGGTGCTGGTTCTGCTGGTTCAGCTACAGCAAACGCTGATGGTGCTGATGGTGGAAATGGTTTAAATTCTTCTATAACTGGTTCATCTGTTGCAAGAGGAGGTGGTGGTGGAGGTGCATCTGGTAATCCTGGAAGTACTGCTGGAACTAATTCTTTTGGTGGTGGTACTGGTGCAACATCTTCTGCAAATTCAACTGCTGGAACTGCAAATACTGGTGGTGGAGGTGGAGGAGGAAATGCTCATGATTCTTATGCTACTGGAGCAGCTGGTGGTTCAGGAGTTGTAATTTTAAGTATGCTAGATGCAGACTATTCAGGAACAACAACAGGTTCTCCAACAGTTGCTACAGGAGTTAGTGGAAAAACAGTATTAACATTTACAGGTTCAGGAACTTACACAGGATAAATTATGGCACATTTTGCAAAATTAGGAACAGGAAATATAATAGAAGCAGTTCATGTAGTATCAAATGATATTGCAACAACAGAACAAGCTGGAGTAGATTTCTTAAACAATCTTTATAATACAAGAGATGTTTGGAAACAAACTTCTTATAACAATAACATTAGAAAAAACTTTGCAGGAATAGGTTACACATATGACCAAACTAGAGATGCTTTTATAGCACCCCAACCTTACAATAGTTGGATATTAAATGAAGAAACTTGTCAGTGGGAAGCACCAGTTGCTAAACCAGATGATGGAGAAAGTTATATTTGGAATGAAACAACAACAACATGGGATTTAATATAATATGAGTGAAGTAAAAGTAAATAAAATAAGCCCGCGGTCCGGTACTGACGTTACACTAGGAGATAGTGGCGATAATTTTAATGTGCCTAGTGGTGCAGCAATAGCTGTTACAGGTGATTTAAAATCTTCTACTTTAAAAGATTCTGCAGGCGCAGTCGTTATTTCTAAAGCAGGAACTACAGTAACATTAGGAGCATCAGGAGATACAGTTTCTGTAGCAGGTGGTGCTACGTTAGAAGGAGCGGGGCTTGCTTGGCAAACAATTATAACTGGTTCAACTCTTACATCAGTAGCTGGTAATGCTTACTGGATAGATACAACTTCAAATACTTGTACAATTACATTACCTAGTTCTGCTTCTAATGGCGACCAAATTATCTTTGCAGACTATGCAAGAACTTGGGGAACAAACAAAATTATAATAGATTCTAATGGTTTAAATTATCAAGGTGAAGATGATACATTTAATGTTGAATATGGAATAAATGGTCAAACAATTAATATAGTTTATTCAGATGCTACTAAAGGTTGGATTCCTTTAGATGATGATGATGTAACAGAAGCACCAGTTGCACCACCTACACAAAAGCTATCTTTGGTTATGGTTCTACTGGAAGTAATGTTTCAATAACTAATTTAGTATCTAATTCAGGGGTAGTGGCAAGTGATGTAACTGGAGTTGGAACTGCTAGACGAGCTTTAGCAGCTGCTGGTTATGGTGGAGATAAAGCAATTTTTGGTTATGGATTAACTGGTGCTTCTGTTTCCATGACAAATCTAGTATCTAGTTCTGGTGTTGTAGCCACAGACACTACTGGAGTTGGAACTGCTAGATATGATTTAGCAGCTGCTGGTTATGGTGGAGATAAAGCTATCTTTGGTTATGGTTATACTGGTTCATATGTTTCAATAACTAATTTAGTTTCAAGTTCTGGAGTAGTGGCAACTGATACTACTGGTGTGGGTACAGCAAGAAGTCGTTTAGCAGCTGCTGGTTATGGTGGAGATAAAGCTATCTTTGGTTATGGTTATACTGGAAGTAATTTTTCAATAACTAATTTAGTATCTAATTCAGGAGTAGTGGCAACTGATACTACTGGAGTTGGTTCTGCTAGACGTAGTTTAGCAGCAGCTTCTTATGGTGGAGATAAAGCAATTTTTGGTTATGGTTATACTGGTTCATATGTTTCAATAACTAATTTAGTATCTAATTCAGGAGTAGTGGCAACTGATACTACTGGAGTTGGAACAGGAAGAAATGCTTTAGCAGCTGCTGGTTATGGTGGAGATAAAGCTATCTTTGGTTATGGTTCTACTGGTTCATATGTTTCAATAACTAATTTAGTTTCAAGTTCTGGAGTAGTGGCAACTGATACTACTGGAGTTGGAACTGTTAGATATGCTTTAGCAGCAGCAGGGTATTCAACAACAGCATAAAATTTATGGCATCAAAACTAAACACAGAATTTAACTACCGATACCAAGTCATAGGAGATACGGCTTGGGAAAAGATAAAAACTTAAAAGG